ATTGAGCGTACCTGATTTAGAACGTGCAGTAGTAGAAGTATTTGGCGGCTGTAATTACAAGTGTCAAATGTGTCCGCAGACTACCGGAAGAGGTAAAGAATGGACACGCAAGATGCCTATGGATATGTTTATAGATATACTTGATCAGCTTCCTGGCACACCTGTAATAAATCTGGAAGGTTCGGGCGAGCCTACTATGGCCAAAGACTTGCCGCAGTATATTGAAGAATGTACTAAGCGAGGCTTTCCTAGTTTTATATACAGTAACGGAAGTTTCTTTAGTGGACATTTTATGCAGGACTGTATTGATGCTGGACTTAGTTTTGCTAGATTTAGTTGTATAGGCTATAACAAGGACAAGTACAAAGAATGGATGGCAGTAGATAATTTTGAGTTATTGAAAACAAATATAGTAAAAGCAAAAGAATATATTAACGAAACTAATAGCAAATGTGTAATAAGCAGTTATCATCTAATACTTGATAACAATCAAGTTGACTACGAAGTAGAACAATATAGAAATAATTTTATAGGCCCTACAGGTAGTATTGGTTATATATGGAAAATGCACAACTGGAGTGGAAACTATCAACCTTTATACCTTAGAGATCCTAGCAAACGTAGAACTTGCGGCCGTCCTTTTGCTCCGGAAATTACTATCCGTAGTGGAGGTAATGGAGGATTAAGAGGTGCAGTAACTCCGTGTTGTCAAACAATGGGACCGCCTAATGAAAGTCTAAGTGTTTTAGGACACGTACAAACTCAAACAATAGAAGAAATTTGGCACGGAGATGAATATAATAAACTTCGCAAAGCACACGAAATGAAAGATTTTGATAGCATTGAATACTGCAAGAATTGTGATTTCTTATATGACGATCCAGAAGTTTTGGTATGGTCAAACGATAAAACAGCAACCCCATACCATATGCTTGGTACTAACTTTAGTCTAAAAGATTACGGTTGACAAAACAAGGAATATTTTATATAATAGTATAATGTACGATATTGTCTTTATAAGTTATCACGAAAAAAATGCAGAAGAAAATTGGCAAAATTTAAAAGCACGATTTCCAAGAGCTAAACGTATTGATGGTGTTAAAGGTATACACCAAGCACACATTGCCGCGGCCAAAAAATGCTTTACAAAGATGTTCTGGGTTGTCGATGCAGATGCTATAATTTTAGAAGATTTTAATTTTGATCATAAAGTTGATGAGTATGATTTAGAAACAGTACACGTTTGGCGTTCAAAAAATCCTGTTAATAATTTAGTATACGGTTATGGCGGTGTAAAGTTATTACCTCGTAAACTTACATTAAATATGGATTTAAACAAGCCTGATATGACTACAAGCATTAGTCAATACTTTAAACCAATGCCTCAAATATCAAATATAACGGCATTTAATACTGACGAATTTAGTGCTTGGAAAAGTGCATTTAGAGAATGTGCTAAGTTAGCAAGTAAGACTATAGATAGACAGAATGAGGAAGAAACAAATGAAAGACTTAAAATCTGGACTACAACAGACAATGGAGATTTTGGTAGATATGCAGTGGCCGGTGCTAGGGCTGGTATGGAGTTTGGCATTTCTTTCAGCGATAATCTTCAGTTGATAAACGATTTTGGTTGGTTGTATGAACAATTTTCAAAACATTCCTTGGGATAATATTACTAGTTTAGGTCAGAAAACCCTCCTAAAGAGCCATCTTTTTACGGTTTCGTGGATCCTGGCTAGATTTTGTAATTATTCGTGCAGTTATTGCTGGCCATACGCTAGATCTAGTACCCCGGACCACCAAGATTTAGAAATTTACTTAAACGCCCTTGATAGTATAAAGGCACAGGCCCGTGCAAATAACTTCACTGATTTTCACTTCAGTTTTAGCGGAGGAGAACCTACTGCCTATAAATACTTTGGGGAGATCATAGATCATTACTGTAGTGATACAGCACCCGAGTATCAAAGTATACATATGACCACAAATCTTTCACCGGGAAGTATATGGTGGAATAGATGGTTAGATAGTACTAAAACTCTGCAACGCAGAAGTATAACAGCAAGTTATCACGCAGAGTTTGCAAAAGAACAGGAGTTTGGAGATAAGTGCCTCCAGTTAATGAATGATGATGTATTTGTTACGATCAATCAAGTTATGGTGCCAGAAATGTTTGACGAGCTTTACGAAAGGCTTGAACGATTTGCCGCCAGAGGTATTAACGTCACTGTCAAGCCCCAGTCCAATCCTACCGCCACAGCAGTGGTTGGAGGCTACACAAATGAACAAATCCACAAAATGCAAACAGGATTCCCTCAGAGAATCCCAGACAAATACAAAAAATTAATACCTCTTTATCAAGTAGAGTTAAAAGATAAAGATGGAGGAACTTATAACCTAGATCAAGCAGAACGCTTAAACGCATTTGGGTTTAATAAGTTTAAAGGCTGGACTTGTAACGCAGGTTATCAAGGAATAGTAATACGAGAAAATGAAGTAAAGCGTAGTTACAGTTGTCACGATGAAATACTTGGAACAATAACGGACGGGTTTAATATTTTCGATAAGCCTAAAAAATGTATTACACCTACTTGCGTTAGTTCTGCAGATTCTAAGTTACCGAAGGAAAGAAGCAATGTTAAAATTAATAAATGATGACTGGACATTAGGTTATGTAAAAGACGATCCAGTTCGTCCGCACTTGCCTATGCATTGGAGAACAATAAACGGTAGAGAAGTATATCTACTAGAGGATGACGAAGCAGGCGTAGGTAGAGCTGTTGTTTGCGTAGCATATACTAACGGTGTTGCAATTACAGAAGAAGAATTAAACAATACTGACAATCCTGATACAGCAATGTTTTATACTGTGTGGAGTTACGACAAAGGTGCTGGCAGAGAAATTATTTTTAGTACAGCAGAAGTAATACAACGTGAAAAGCCACATATCAAAAGATTTTGTACACTAAGCCCGCTAACTGAAATGGCAGAGAAGTTTCATTTGCGTAATGGTGCAAAGTTTTTACGCAAAGGCGAAACTTGTCAAAACTTCGAATATAAATTATGAAGATTGAATTAGAAGATATTATGTTCTGGATGGACGCTATTCGCAACAGCGAGGACAAGTATCGCACACTTGAAAGTTTCTGGAAAGGGCAGTTACGCAGTAAGCAATGGTTAATTGAACGTTTAGAAGAACACGCATTGCCGAGTAAAAACAGAATAGTAATTCACGGAGGTTGGAATGGTGTATTAGCAAGTATGATGTTTAACAGCAATCTTAATATTATGAAGATTACAAGTGTTGATATAGACTCGTCTTGTGAAGAAATTGCTACCACTATGAACAAGAATTATGAAATAGAAGGCAAGTTTTGTGCAGTAACATCAGATATGTGTAGCTATGATTATGACGCAGATATTGTAGTTAATACAAGTTGCGAACACATTACACAAGAACAATACGAGCAATGGTTAAACAATGTACCTCAACTTGCTACTATTGTTTTACAAAGTAACAATTACTTTGATTTAGACGAGCACATACGTTGTGCTAAAGATTTAGATCAATTTGTAGAGCAAAGTAATATACGTGTGTTTTGGAAAGGCATATATGAAACACCTAAATATAAAAGATTTATGTTAATTGGAAAGAAGAATGTTTAATAGAATAGTAGCATATGGATGTAGTATTACATCTGGCTTCGAATTAGCCGATACTATTCTTACAGGACAAACACAAGAAGAAATAGACAAATTAAAACTTAAAGGTGTTGAAAAATATGTTGAATACCTAGATAGTTTTGGTGATAGAAAAGAAGCAGAAAACTCACAATCTTGGGTAAGGTGGCTTGCTGATTTAAAAGGTGTTCCGTATCTTAATAGAGCAGTGGAAGGTGCTAATAGTACATCATCGATTTATTTTTTAGAACAAGACATTGCTAATGGAGTTATTACCGAAAACGATTTAGTTTTAATAGGACACACTGAGTATTCAAGATGGTTTTGGTTATCAAACGATGGAATACCTATGCACGGATGTGTAGGTGGATCCGAAACACGTTGGCCGTCTAAAAACTTCCATAAAGATTTTATTACATATGTTGCTAATGATTATAATTTAATATATCAATTATATAAAGATATCTCATATTTAGAAAGATATAATGTTAAGCAGGTATTTTGTTATAATACATTTAATAGTATAAAAAATAAAGTTATTGAAGAATTGCCAATGCTCGGTAAAGTACAAAATTATAAAACTATTTTAGATCAAGATTTTTCTTTTGATTCTATTGTCGATTGGAACGATCCAAATCAGTTACACTTTTATACCCATCCTAAAGTAGAATATCATAAAAAGTTTGCAGAATGTTTAAGTTTGAAAATTTAGAACAAGTACAGATAGAAATAACTAATCGTTGTCAAGCCAGTTGTCCTATGTGTTTGAGAAATATTCACGGAGGTATTGATAATCCGAATTTAATTAGCAATGATTGGACTATAAGTGATTTTAAAGAAATTTTCACACCAAAAATTTTAAAGCAGTTAAAGAGGATTCATTTTTGTGGAGATTTTGGCGAGCCTACAATTAATAATGATTTAATTGATATGTGTGCTTATATTAAAGAGCAAAATCCTGAACTAGAAACTGCTATTTTTACTAACGGTAGTACTAGAACACTAGACTGGTGGAAACGCCTAGCACAGGCGCTTACAGTGCGTCACAGAGTAGAATTTGCACTAGATGGGCTTCGTGATACACATAGTTTATATAGAGTCGGAACAGACTATGATAAGATTACTAAAAATGCACAAGCATTTGCAAAAGCCGGCGGATATGCCATATGGATGTTTATAAGATTTAAACATAACCAAGAACAAGTAAAAGCCGCAGAAATTATATCTAGAAAGTTTGGGTTTTCAGAATTTAAAGTTAAAAACAGTAAACGATTTGGAGATACTTTTCCTGTACTTGACAAACAAGGAAATGTAACGCATTATTTAAATCAACCAGATGTAACACCTATTAAATTTTTTGATAAAGACGATTTATTGTCTTACAAATCTTGGCCGGAAGTAGAAAAAGTTAATTGTATGGTTCTACACGATAAAGAAATTTATATTGACGCAAACTTTACAGTATTACCGTGTTGCTTACTAGGCAGTTTCTTATATGCAAATTATGACGAAGTTTTATATAAAAAGTATGATGTATACAAGCACTCGTCTATAGTAGATATAGGAAAAATTGCACAAAAAGAAACTTACAGAATTGTAGAAGAACTTGGCGGATTACAGGCATTAGATGCTAAAAACGGTTTAGAAAATATTGTTAACGATCCAAAATGGCAAACTATTTGGCAAAGAGAATGGAGTAACAAAACATCACCTGCTTGTATAGTGTTATGTGGAAAGAATACTCCACTTACACGCATTGAAGACCAGGTGGAGCGATAAGTAGATATAATGATACACTTTAATCAGCTCAAACAAATTCATTTAGAAATCACAAATAACTGTCAAGCCAGTTGCCCTATGTGTACACGAAACATTCACGGAGGTCTTGAGAATCCTAATATTAAAAAATGCGGATGGTCGTTAGATGACTATAAGATTATAATCTCACCTGAAGTAATTAAACAGGTTGAAAGTGTGTATTTTTGTGGCAACTATGGCGATCCGTTGTTAAACAATGAACTATTAGAAATGATAGAATACACTACTTCTATTAGACAAGACTTTAATATTAGAATTCATAC